TATCGCCTCGTCGAGGCTTCACACCGCAGCCGAATCGTCAAGGTCGTGGTGCCATCGCCTCCCGTGAGGACTACGCGTACCTGTTGCGTCGCTTCGAGGATTTGCTGAATATCCCCACTGGCCAACAGCGCCGTCGTGAACAGGGTATTCAGCCGTACCACTGCGGGATTGCGCAATCCGGCCCATTGCGTACCATTGATCCGCTCGTTGCTCCCTTGCACGTCAATCGTCAGCCCCGCGCCAGGCGTCCCGGCTATCTGCACGCTGCGATCCGCAAAGCCCCCCAACGGATTGACCGCCGTGAGGGTGTCGCCCTGGACGACGCCAGCCCAGGTGTAGATACGTACGCCCGTGCATTCGTCTTCGATGGTGGGGGTGATCGTGGCCATCAGGCGTCCGCTTTCAGTGCCTGCGACCGTCCGAGCACGCGGTCTCGATCGACCACCGCTTTCCTGGCCGTGGCGAGCGTGCTCTTTGCCTCCTCAATGGCGGCGCGCACCGCGACCAGTTCTGCGTCAAGTGTCTGCTTCTCCGTGCGCTTCACGGCGAGGTCCCGCACGAGTTTATCGAATTCCGCTTCATGGTCCACTTTGAGTTTCTTGCCCTGCTCCACCACCGCCGCCAAATGGCGCTCGCCGTCGCGTCTCGCCCGCTCCACAATCGCCGTCCCTTCGTTGTTCGCGGCGTCGAGCTTGCGATTGGCCGACTCCAGGCGGGCCTTCGCCTCCTGTTCGATCTTCGCGGCGTCCTGCACCGCCTTTTCAGCCCGTTGCTTGCTGGCCGCTTCGTGGGTCTCCAGGTCGGCCAGATAAGTCAAAACTTCCTTGGCTTCTGTCAGGTGCTTCAGTTTATCCGCTTCAGCGGTAATTACGGCTAGAACCGTTTTGGCGTTCATAATAGGCTCCTCTGTATACTGGTTATTCCTCGATACACCAGAACTTCGTCACGTTCCCGCCCCACTTATGGTGCTGCCGACTCCTTGACTTGCGTCACGATCATCTCGCCATACCAGGCAATCGTCGTCGCGGCCACACCCGTCACGCGCACCCGCACATCATTGCCACTCACGTCAAATACCGCAGTCCATGCCGCATCCGACTCCACCGTATGCAGCACCGTGGTCGCACCCTGTTGGACCGCCGCCCCTGCCGCCGTGCGGTAAAACGTCCCTAGGATATGGTAGCTGGCGCGTTGGGTCCCGTCGCTTTTCACCGCTGTGAGCCGCACCTCAACATGGTACGTGGTGGCGTCGCCTAACGTGACAGACGGACTCACCGTTCCAGTCGTGGCAGTGGTCGTTTGCGTAAAGATACGAACTGGAATTATAACTACAGGATTATCACGCGGGTCCGTCTTGGCCGTGACGACGGCTATGGAGGCCCCGTTCCATTGATTACTTGGCCCCACCACATGGAACTGGCTGATACTGTCAAGATTCACCCCGACCGCACGTTTGCCCGCAGGGCCTTGAATCGTGTTCCCGTCAATTGTGCCGTAGGTACTGTTCACTATATTGAGGAACGTCTCGGTGCCGGATGTGCCCGTGGTGCCCACAATGTTTCCGTACACCGAAAACGTCGTGCTATTAGTCAGGCTTATGTCGTTGTAGGTCCCTGTCGCATCGGACATGCGGTAAAACAGCACCCCATGCACATTGATCTGATTCGCGTTAATTCCCACAACCCCACCCAGATTGGAGGAGATATGCCCACCGAGCACTTGTATGCCTGGTGTACCCCCAGCGGCGGAGCTATCCATGTAGACGCCATAGTTGACGGCAACCATGTTCACGTTAACAAGCGTCGTGCCTTCCGTGGCATCACTGGCTGCGGTGCCCTTCGTGATCGCTTTATTCCAACGGTGGAACCGTGCGGCAATGATTTTGGGACCCGGCGTGCAGTTCCCGGTAATGAGTATCCCGTTCCCATCAAACGTGGTGGATCTGCCTATGAGCACGGAACCGTAGATACGGACCCCGCCAGCATTGATGAGTTCGATGCCCGCATTCCAGTAATACGCTGTGGTCCCCTCCCGTGGGTCGTAGGATACATCCACATTGTCGATGATGCTCCCGGCAGCGTTGCCACTGGCTGAGCTGGTGTACCCTAATGTGAGCCCCGGTCCAGTGTTCCCAGCAAATTTCGTGTAGAGGCCAAAATCACGAACCGTCCACGGTCCCGATGTCCCATCGTTATCCGCGTTCAGTCCCAATCCCGATGCCGCTGCGGTAAAGATGAGTGCGCTGACTTCTGGGCCGTTGCCGAAGACGGGGAACGCGCGCGTGGACGACACCGTGAGGCGTGACCCTATGTAATAACGACCCGACAGATACACGCCGTCACATTGGGTGATGGTGGCGCAGGATATGAGGGCCGCTAGCACCGTGCTGTCTGAATTGAACCCACTATTCCCTGGCTGTGCCCCCCACCACTCAGGCCGCAACACTTGTCCCTTAATCAGGACGATACTGCCGCCACCTGCGGAGAGGTCAAACAGTTGCTGTGTTTGTGAACTCATCACCCCGCCATTGAGGGTGATCGTTACCCCGGAGGCGGGCTTGAGGAGGCACCCGTCCATGAACAGCACGGGGCTGGTGATGGTGAGATTCGAGTTAATCAGGTAGGTGCCGGCGCTACAGGTGATGGTGCCGGTGGTATAGGCATCCGTAGCCGCAAACGCGGCCCGGTCGTCGGCTACGCCATTGCCAATCGCCGCCCCATCTTTAACATTCACCGCTCTGGCAAACCGATCCGCGAGCGTGCTTCCAGTAATGGTGCCCGTGGCAATGACGACGCCATTGAAGGCTCCGCCACCGGGCTGATCCACCGCTTGCGGATCACCCGCACTATTAAAGCCGAGATACTTACTTGCCCGTTCTACCTTCGACGGCATCGGGATGATGGCAGTGGTATCCCCGTCTGGCTGGCGCACCGTGCGTCCGACGAGATCGGCCTGCCGCTGCGACAGCATCGTCACGTAATCGAGCTTGGATTCCAGGTTTTCCGCCGGCAGATCGCCGTTTTCCGTGAGGTCTAAGAGTTGGGTGCGCACCGGGTCGCGATAGATGGTCCACGTCACGGTACTGGCGGGCGCGACCAGGGCCGTGACCGTCCCGCCATTGATATAGTGGCCGAGGGCGTCGGTGGTCCCACTAATGGTATAGTGCGTCGTGAGGGCTTTCGTGGTTTGGATGCCGGTGGCCACGATGGTTTCAATCACGACGAGATCGGCTTGGGCATGGAAGGGGAAGGCCACGGCAAAGGCGGTGGAGGTCCCATTGCCGGAGTACACGACGCGGTTGGTGGTATTCGAGAGGGTGGTTTGGCCGCTGTTCGGGGCCAAGATGACGCAGCAGAAGAGGAGTAAGCCTAGCGCCAGCCGGCGCGTTATCGATCCTTGGTGATGGTCGGTCATACGGGCCTCCGTGGGTAGTGTATCCTAGTGCGTCGCGGTCTGCAAGAAATCATGGGGTACGCACCTGCTCTTTGAGCTGGCGTAAACTCGCATTCCCAGCCTGTGAGAGTTCGATCATGCGCCAGATGAGCGTATCCTCTAACTGCCGCTTCTCCTCCGCTGTGATCTGCGGATTCTTCTCAATCATCCGAATAATCTGTCCTTGCTGCGTCAAGGTCTCACGGATGCCGCTCAACTGGGCTAAATCCTCGCTGTGCGCGTTCAAAAGATCGACCGCCCTCACATCGCCGTCTTTCGCCAAGTGCAGAATCGTGTCGTAATACTTCTTGCTCACATCGTAGTCACTGTAGAAATCCTGAATGGACTGCGCTGTCGCTGATGGATAGCGCACCGTGAAGGCGCGGAAAAACGGGCTCTCGGATAAGGTAGACGCCGCCTTGACCGGATCTGGCAACACCCCGGCTTCGCGCAAGGCCTTATCGGCCAGTTGAAAGAGATACATGCCCATCCCACCCGTCCAATCACGCACGTAGTTCTCAATGAGAATGGGAGTAGTGAGGGCGCGGGCTACGCCGCCAATGAATGGCTCATCGCTGCGAACAGCGGCGTGCTCCATGCCTGGAAACGCCCCGATCAATTGCCCCATCGCCTTCGCCAGTTCCGTCGTGTATGGCATGTATTGATACTCCGGCAACAGGTTCTCTAGTCCAGCTGGAATCAACGGACGACCTCGAAACATATCCATGTTGGCGAACTGGGCAATGATCGGGACGGCGGCGGTCGGAATGAGGCTCGGCGTAAAGGCTTCCAGGATGGTCTTCTCGATGTCACGGAGGGCGTCAGGCTTGTGCGCCACAAATTCATCCAATAACTCCTCCGGCAATGTCCCAAAGAGAATCCCGAATTCCTGTGGTTTTGGAATCCTAAGAATGAATGACTGGCCATCAGGTAACGGAATGCGCGCCAGCCAAAAGAGCCGTTTCTGCCACCGTGCGGTATCTTGAATCTCTTTGTCGTCCCGGTTCGCGTACCACAACAACATCGATGGGAGCGTGACTGAGGCCATCGCCTTGGCGGTCATGCCCAACGGGTTGTTCCTGGCCTCTCGCGCAAAGCGATCGATACCCTGAATGGCCGGATTAAAAAACGCGGTGCTTCTGGCATAGCCCTGCGTATCCTTGCCATGCCTGGCAAAATCCACCGTGGCCTCCCTGGCGATCAGGCTCAATGCTTGGATCTGTGCCTTAGTGGTGGCTCGCAGTAACTCGCTTCGCACGGCTCCAATCCTGGTGGAGTTTTCGACCAGCTCAGACGTGGCGCGAAGAATATCCAGAGGCGTCTTGGCCACGTTCCACGCCCGCCGCATCAGTCCGGTCTCGGCATTGAGTTGGCCCAGATGTTGACTCAGATAGTCTCGATCAATTGCGACCATCGTGGCATTCGCCCCGCCACCCTTCATCCAGTTATGAAAGGCCGTGTCCTGTGTGACGATGGACTTGAGACCCAACGCCGTTTTGATTGGATTGGACCCCGCGTAGATGAACGCCGATACGGCATCGCGGATAATGTTCCTGGCTGCGAAATCAGGCGTGATCGTGACCCCAGCCCGCAACAGGCTGGCTGGCGCATAGGCGATCTTGGCGAGCAAGCTCGTGGGACCAGCATCCAAGCCGTTAAAGGCTTCGGCGACTTTCGGATCGAGCTTATAGAGATCCCGATGCCCGTTCGTAAAGACGGCGATCTCATCGGCTTTCGCTGGCGCTTGCATGGCGCGAAAGATCGTGGCGACTTCATTGGGGAGGCGAATATCCAACTCCGGCATGTACACGGTGCGTTCGATTTCACGAATCACCGTTTCGACGGTCGTATGGTCCGCGCCCTTGCCACCCGCCGCAATGCGCGTTAGCATCTGATCAGTTTCGCCAGTGCTGAATCCGCGCACCTTCAAGGCTTCCTTGACGCGCTCCGTTACCAACTGCAACGCCCTCCCTGGTGGCTCCTGGCCTTCCACGCCTCCTGTCTGAGTTGTCTTGGTCTGTTCGGTTTGCGTGCGCTTCGTCTGTTTCGTCGTCGTCACGAACTCATCGAACAGCTTTTTGATTTCCGGTTCGCTCAGGTGCGTCACATGGAGCGGCTGGGCCTGCTTCGTCGCAAACTCCTGCCCCAACTCTACGAACGCTTGTCGTGCGGCGTTCTTTTCGGCCAATCCCACAAAAAGGAAGGTATCTTTAATATCGGACATGATGGGGTCGAGAATCTGCCGCTCGCTACCCATCATTTTCTTGACCGGATTCTTCACCTGTTTCGATGTCGTGAGCCGCCCTTGCTCATCCTCGAAGAACCGATAGAACGGCACATAGTCCTTGTTGGCTTCCTTCATCGCCTCGACCGCTTTGGCGCTGAGGATGCCGCTCTGCTGCAACGTGTCGAGCAGCGCATCGCGGTACTTAAGGCGCTCCTGGTGGATGTCCTCATATTGTCGTCGGCCTTCACGCACGACGGTCTTGGCGTGCTCCATTGGTACACCCGTCTCAATGCCTTGGCCGGCCTTCTCCACTGTCCGCTTCGCCACCATATAGGCCCTGAAGCCGTCCAAGTCGTTCTTCACCGGCTCAAGAATCTTGAAATAACCTTTGGTCTTGGTCTTGTATGTCTCGAAGTCAAACGCGCCAGCGTTCAGAAACTCACTCGCCTTCCCAGCGATGCCGCGCGTCAGCCGCTCCAGGCTGTAGGGGTTGACGGCGGTAGGCAGATCCACCTTGTCATCGGCTTTGAGCGCTTGCTTGATCGGATTCAGATTGTCCACGACGGAGGTGTACATATCTGAAAGTGTCATCCGTTGCGTTTCTGGATCTTTGAGCACCAGCCGATCGAGGACGGCCTGCTGCGCCTCACCCACTGACTTGTTCGGTGCGCCCCCGCCCATCGCCTGCGTCGGAGCCCATTCCTCTAGCGCGTTCGCTACCTCTGTCCGTTGCTCCGGCGTCAGATCGTCCAGATGGCGCTTGCCGGTCAGTTGCTCAGTGAAGTCCATGAAGGCGGGCGAGGAATCCCATTGGATAGCTTTACTATCAGCGAGAGCGTGGATATTTTCCACCGTTGGTACGGCACCAATTTCTCGTTGAATTACGCCTTGCACAGCTTTAATTTGTTTATTATCGAACACCACATAATCTGTTCGATCGGCACCAAGGCGCGGAAGTATGAGGCTGTCAAAACCAACTTGTTTCAAAATTCCAGCGGTATCCTTACTACCAACGGTATCATTTACGACTAAGAGTGCATCGCCCTCGTTCTTTGCCGCGCGCAACCGCTGTCGTAACTCAACGGCCTGCTCAGACTCCATCTGAACGAAACGCGCTTCAAGCGCATCAGAGAACTTTTGCCTCACTTCAGACGTTAGAATCCTGTCACTTTGAAGAGGCGTACCTAATGCGAGTCCAGCTTCTCGAACATTTCCAAAAAGACTCGCCGTGTTTTTATCTGAGGTAAAATATAGACCTTTCCCGTACAGTCCATCGCCAGCTTTTGCAACATCAAAGGTTTCAAATTGTGTTGGCGTTCCGTGGTACGCCTTTGGGATCTCCACATTCATCGACATCAGATCGTGCAGCAACGTCGGATCTCTCATCACGTCAGCGGCCACGTCATCAGGCTTCACGCCGGTCTCGGCGTAGATGTTTCTGAGTTTGCCAGCAACCTTCGCCGAGCCTTTCACGAAGCCGAGTGTGATCGCGGTATCGACAAAATCTTGAGGCTCCGGCATCTGTCCTTCCAAGGCCTTGCCGACCGTAACCATGGTCGCAATTTCTCCCGTAACGGTCGCTGCGCTTTTCATGGTCGGTGACACGATGGGCGCTAGACCGATGGCTTTGCCGACGGCGCCCGTGGCCGCCCCGGTGATCCAGCCTTTCGCCGTGTCGATAAATGCGCCTGAAAATCGCTCCCAAAAGTCGCCCCAACTCTGCGCTTCGCCATTGTCGTATTTGTCCATGAGGATCTTGCGGATACCAGCCGGTAAAGCGAACGCACCAGCCATGCCCATGATGGGGCTTCGCCCGCCCAGCAGATACCCGCCCACCATCGCGGGGACATCGCCAGCCAACGACCCAACCTGTCCGGCAATCCGTGAACTCATTGGTGCATCCGGTGAAACGGTGATGGCCGGCTTGCCTTGCGCGAGTAGGCCGGTCACTGACTCACCAAAGCCCGCTTTGAGCGCATCGGTAAAGTCTGTAACTGGCTTCGGTTGCCCGCCTTCTGTCGTCGGCTGTGAAGCTTTTTCAAGCGTATCACTTATATGTAATACGACTGGTTTTGGATCAAACGGCGGCTGACCAAAATAGGTGTCAATCTCGCCCTGACCAAAGCCCCCATCGGATAAGGTCTTACGTGTTTGCATGGTCCATCCCGCTACTTCCTCATCGGTGAAGCCAGCGCCTTGGAGTGTTTTGATTTCTTCTAGGGCGCTCATTTCTTCATCCTATCAAGATATTGCTGTGGCGTTTCGCCAGACCGCCGCTGCTTGTCTACCGGTATCACACCTGACGGATTGACACTACTCGGTGCTCGATTCAAATTCTTACTGAAATCACGAATCGACTCCATGAGCGGTTTCTGAAACCGTCCGACGTGTCGCCCTAGGAATTCCGTGTTGGATGGATCTGGGTTGAAAAGCACCGACGGATCTTTATTTTCTTTGGTGTACCGTTCCACTTCCTGATCGACGAAGTATTGAAACTCAGAAAACTTGATGCCGCCTTCCTGATCGAGCTTGCCCATGACGGGATTCGATTTATCAATGGACATTTTATATCCGGCCAGAAACTCCAGTTTGGTCGTGCCCAGTTTTTGCCCATCTGACGTACGAGCGTCGAGAAACTCCTTCCGCAACCGCTCCATATCGGGAGGGGACAATTGCCGTCTCCTGCCAGCCGCTTCATATATGGGTGCGAGATCAGTCAACCGCCTCGGATCACCGAATGGAGCATGAATGCGGTTGAACAGTGCCCAGTAGGCCTCTTGATTCGTCTTGACCTTCCCAGGTTTGGCATATTCTTCCAGCATGTTCAACATGGCGCGCCCCACCTCGCCGTCCAGTCGATTCTCTTGCAGCGCATGCCCTACTTCTGTTGCGGTGAGTGGCGGAAACTGTGGGTTGGTGGGATTCTCCTCATGGAGCGCGTATTTCGCCATGAGCGTGCGGTCGGTCGCGTGGTGCAGTTCTGTTTGTTGGAGCCGGAGTTCAGCTGCCGCCTGCCGCGCCTCAATCCCAATCGCCCGCACCTCCGTCTCCGCCTGATTGATGAGCGGGGCCATCTGCTCATGCGGAATATACTGCGCCATCCAGCCGTACTGCTCGTTCACTCTTAGCTCTGGATCGCGGAGTAATCGCAGCGCGAGCGTTGGATTATGACGAGTGAGCCCTTCCGTGGCACTGACCGCATAGTGCTCATTCATCTGCTGGACAAACTTGTCTTGTACCGTGCGTCCTAAGACCGGATAGATCCCATCGGGTTCACGAATATCTGCTTCCCCCATGGCACGGAAGTGGGCGAGCTGATCGGGATGCTGTTGGAGAAAGTTGCCGACCGAGTTCAGCTTGGCATCATACTGCGTGACCGCCGCCTCCCCCGCGAGCTTGGCGTCCACCTGCCGCCCTAGTGCGGTGAAGTGCTCCACGGTGGCCGCCGCATGGGCCGTAAACGCATTGACTTCCTCTTGTGTGGTGAACCGGTCGTCCTCGCCTTGCGGCCCGCGCATCGTGTCCAGGTGCGATTTCAGGAGTCCTTGCATCTGCTCGGACACCATCGGATTCCGCTTGCCGGTCTGAGGATCAATGGCCACATAGTTCTTGGCCAGTTCGTCCATTTGCCCGGTCAGACGGATGCGGAGGTCCGTCATCTGTGTCGCAATATCCGTGACGCCCTGACGGGCCTTCTGCTCGTGCAGGACCCGCTCGGCATGCGCGGCGCCCACGCCGAGATTTTGGATGCCTTGTCCGAGGTTGGCGAGGCCTGTCCCGCCAAAGTCTTGCAGTCCGGCAGACCGGCCTGGCAGATCGCTCTGGCTACTCACTTGGCTTTCATAGGGTCGGATTTGTGGCATCTAGCTCCCGTAGGAATCGTAGGTCCGGCTGCCGCTGCTGCGGATCGGCCCGCGCCGTGCGGACGCATAGGTGTAGCCGGTCTGTCCTATGCCCGTCAGTAACGAACTGGCCCCTTGCAGATAGCCCTGCTCTTCTGCCGTCCGACCAGCCAAGCGGTCCAATTCCGCCTCGTTGTAATATCCCGTCGCGCGAAGCCGGCCTTTATACAGGACCGTTTCCTCATCCAGTTTGGCATTCGACACACTCATGCGGAGTAGGTCAATGGCGTCGTCTGAGGTACCACCAGATGCCCCCAACCCCGCAATCAAGCTGCCGTGCGCGAACTGCCCTTGCTGCTGGACGCGCCACGCATCGACGGACGCTTGATCGAGTGCCACCTTGGCATGCTGCGCTTTCAGGGTCGCGTTATAGCCGGACGCCGCCTGCGCCGCGTTCGCTTGCGACACGGCGCCCATCGCAGAGATAGCGGCACCGGCCAACATGATAAAGGGTATCGCTGGTGCCAAATGAAATCACTCCTTTTATATGTAAAGCGCTTCCTGCTGAGACAACATCTGTGATCCATTCGCTCGCTTGCGTGACGCTTGCGTTGCATAACGCGCCACGCGCATCAGTTCTTCCGGTGTCCCGTCCGATTTAAGCCTATTCGCCCGCCATGAAATAACCACTACATTTCCAGGTATATATCCCTTCATGTTGTCAATCCGATCCACAGACGGACTGTTGAATCGGGCTTTCTTCTTCGGTCCGTCAAACGCGGCGTAGTCTAATGGAATCCCTAATACTGGACATTTTACAGGTAAAGGCGTGATATCGTTCAGCGTAATCTGGAACACAAGCCCCCGTACCCCTGCGCTTCTCCGTGCATAGGCCAAGAGTCTTGCAACGGGATTTTTTGCGTAGTGTAATCGCTTTGCTTTGTACGCCTTTTCTGGATATTGTTTTCTATATGCGGCTCCTTTTGCGCGAATTAGTTTTCTATTTCGCTCACGATACGAGGCAAGATAAATCATGATCTTCTCCTTATTCCGCTCACGATAACGGGCTTTTCTTGCCTTGAGTTGTGGCTTATGCCGTTCACGATACGCAGCCTCTATCAACCGACTTCGTTCACGATTCATTATTCAAGCCTTACCATCATCAGTTGCGTCTCGCCCGACGGCGTATACTTCGGCATCGTCGATTCATACTGAAACCCAAGATGTTCCGCCCATCGGATCGCGGCGGGCGCGCGCGGATCGACGACACATTCCAGCCGCGCACAGCGGTAGCTGTCAAGAAAATCCCGCACCGCCCGATGGATACTTTTGGCGTAGCACGGGAAGGACCCTGACAGTAACGACCAGACTTGCGAACGCCCATGCCATAATTCGATGATGCCGGCACAAGCGACGACCTCCATGCCGGCCCACGCACTCTGGCAGGGGCCTGAGTGTTGTAAGGAACGTCCATGGTCCATCGTCAAGGTCGCCGCGAGGCCCAATTGTGACGCCTGCAACTGCAACCACTCTAAGTGCCACGGCTCAAACGGGACGATCTCTAGAGGCGGTCTTGAGTAATTAATTGAGGCATCACCGCCAAGATCGTGCCCGGTAACGGGCTGTTCCAGCGCCAACATACATAGTTCTCCGTGGTGTAATCGCCATCCCACACAAAATCATCGGTATCCCCCGTAAACAACGGCACGGCTTGATCGAGCGGATCGGACGCGAGGCGAAAGGTGAGTTCGTGCAGATGCTCAAAATCGCGTCCCACCTGCAACCCTAAACTATCGTAAAGCCGGAAGATCACCCGATGCGACCGTTGAATCTTGCCTTGGGCCGTGCCGGTCGCCGACCCCGCATCGAAACGGAGGCATTGTCCATCGCTGGTGTAGGTGTAGCCCAGATGCACGACGGACCCCGCGTCATTGATCGTCCATCCTCCTGTGGCGGTAATCGTTATATCGGGATGGGTCTTGCCATCTACTAACACCTGCACGGTTTCTCCCGCGAGATGAAAGGCCCCTGTCCCCGTCGTGGTCGGTGTGCCGGTATAGGTGAGTCCGCAATCGACGAAAAAGGCGTTCGGTGGAGCATTGCCCTGCTCCCAGACATCCGTGAGAAATTCATGCGTTCTGACCGTGCGCCCGTTGATATAGCGATTGACCACGACCCAGAGTTCGTCATACGACCCATCCGATGCCGGAATCACGCTGCACGATTCCACCTTGGCCCCCACGGTATGCCCTGCGTTCGACCAGCCCCCCACCGGATGCCGCTGCCAGCCGATCACTTTATCGTCCTTGCTGTAGACCATACTGAGGAGTACCCCGTCTTTCCGTGGCCCCCAGATCGTCGGAATCTTCTTTTTTTGATAGGCAATCTCCACCAGGCCCGACTCAGCAATCGTGGACGCCCCGGCCTTGGGCAGTGCCGGATCGTACTTCCCCTTCGTCACATGCTCCGAGAGGACCGTTGCATCAATCGCTTGGAGCACGTTCTCGTAATAGAGATAGTTCATTTCCCGCACCCGGCGCCCACCAGCCTCGACAAAGATGAGCGCCGACCCGGCGCGCACGGCTTGAATGTCGGCGCTCCCCCAACCCGTCGATTGCTTAGAATCGATGTTCGTCGGCGTGATCGCCTGGTTTTGCGTTGAGGGGGTCACGAGCCATTCCCCTTCAAACGTCCCCACCGCGATGCCGTTCGAGGTGCCGTTCATCCAGCGAATCGTTTGCACATCGTCTGAATTCAGACGGCGGGAGACCGCGCTGTCATCCGTCACGGTGCCCGTCAGGCTGGTGGGCGCCAGATTGTCGTAATCGCCCACCTTCGAGCCGTCGAACCGTTCCGGGATCTTCGGCGCGCCGCCGCGAAAGAGCCGATCGCCATAAAATGTCCCGCAGGCCGGATAGCCGTCTGTTTGCGAATACAGCCCTAGTCGCCACACCAATTTGGTCGTCGTATCGGTCAGGGTATTGATAATATCGACATTCACGACTGTCGTGGAGGTGCGGCTCACAATCCGCACATAGCCCCAGACCGTGCCTTCTTGAATCCGAATGAGCCGCCCTACGTCGGTGGTTTGAAAGCCCGTATCGTTATTGATGCCGGTGATCGCCGAGGCGGTCAGGACGATGTTATTCCCCGTGGCTGCCGCCGGCGTCAACGTCGTCGTGGTGATATTTTCCGCCAGATACGGGCCGTCGAGAAACAGGGTATCCGCCAGCGTCCAGCTATTGTCGGCAAGCCGCGACAATTTCCGCTCCGGGTAGTTCACGTTCCAGATATACAGCACGTCCGCCGACTGCTTGAATTTCAATTGAAACAGGTCCGCCGCCAGATACCCCGTGACGAGCGTATAGACGCGCTTGGCCGTGCCGCCGCTCGACCAAGCCGTAAACGTCGTCGTATTGACGTTGACGCCGTTGACCGTCTGTAATTCAAAGGTATTCGCACCGGCATTGACATTCGCCACGGTGAAGCGGCGAGTATTCACTTCCGTCATCCCGATGACGCCAGCCACATCGACGTGATCGCCGTTACTTGGATCGGTGCCGGTGTACGTCAGGACGCCGGGATTGGCTTGCGAGATGCCGGTGATCGTGAGGGTGAGATCGTAGACGGGGAGGCGATTCTTCTTGAAGCGGATATAGAGATCACCGAATTCGAGCGCAAAGGCCGAGACGGTCGAAAACTTGAAGCCGACCGTGCGCGTGGCCTTCGTCGAGTCCTTCACCTCGTCGCAGAGACGAAAGCCGGGGCGGCGGGTCAGCCCCCCTTGCAGAAAGGGCAATTGATTGGTGCAGACGCGGACGGCGTTGCGGTACCGCTCGAAGTCCACGCGCCCCACCATGAGCGGCGAGAACTCCCCAGCGGTAAAGTTATTTTGCAATGGGGCAGCAGCCGGCACGCGAGCGACCCTCCGTCATGGCGCCGTCGCCTACTCTTCATTCCATTCTGAATTCACCAACTGTCCGCTGCTCCGCCCAATCAGCCACTCATCGACCGGCTCAGGTTTACTCCCCACTTCAAAGGCATTTGTCTGACGCGCCGTGCGTCGATGGATCTCGTACTCCTCCAGCATCGCCGCCTTCTTGGTGTTGGATTGTGTGATCCGCTCACAGGTATGCCAGGCCAGTTTGCACGCGAGCATCTCGACAAAGCAGGGATCGAAGGCGGACGGATCGGTGATTTTCGCTACGTAGCGAATCTGGAGTGGCGCCGCGTCGTTGGTCAGAATGCAGAGTTGACTCTGATGACGCTCGATGTGCCAGTCGAGGCCGAGTCGCGCCGGCTTGATGAGCCTGAGAAAATCCACCGGGAGCGGAAAGGCGCGCGCATAGGTGAAGAGAGGGGCCGTCGCATCGGCGGCGAGGATCGCGCGTTGGAGGGCAAACTTCCAGAGATACTTGCGCAGTTCCGTGTCTCGAAGCGCCTCGAAGCAGGCGTTCATCTCGGCGGGACTGCCCGGACGGTCATCCAATGCGACGATACTGGCCGCGCCCAACTTTTGTAGGGCGAGATTCGCAATGGACACATTGCTCGCGGCCATGGTCGCTCCCTACACCACGCAGGCGTCAGAGATCGCGCCCTGACGCCCGCATCGTACTGGACACTTAGGCGATCGGGCTGGTTTCCTTTGAACTTCTGAGATAGTTCAAGAGGTTTTCCACCGCCAGAATTACGCGGATTTTCTGCGCATACACGGTATCGTTCACGCGCAATTCCACTGTGGCACCCGCGCCCCCTGACGCCGCGCCTTCGATCACCTGTGACGGCATGTGCTGATTGAGCACGACCCCATAGAAACGATCAGCCATTGTGCACCCTCCTTACTGCACGAACCGCACGCGCAGCGCGAGCGGTTGCAGTCCTGTCGTAATATCCGTCGTCACGGTAAACGCAAGATCGAAATCTTGCTTGGGATCTGCGGTGAGTCCCAACGCCTGCCAGAGCGGTTGACGCTGCTTGGTAAAGGTGTTGACGGTCGATTCACCGAGCACATCGACGTTCAGCGAGGCGGCGGTCACGGCCACCGCCGACGCAAAGAAATCGGCGTCAATCACCAGGCCTCCGTTGGCATTGTTGCGATAGACGCCGATGTCTCCGGCCCCTGCGGCCTGGGCGCCACTGGTGAACCGTATATCCGTCACGATGCAATTCGACGGCACTTGCACGCAGCGAATGACCGACGTGGCGCTCAGCGACGCCGGCACGGACAAGACTCCATCGAATGCGCACTTCTCCACCGCCCCCACAGCCAAACCGGGGTTATTGAGGACACGAGGGGTCGCTTCACGATTCGTCAGACCGATGGACTTTAACGTGAGATCGATAGCCATGTTGAGACTCCTTTATGCCCGCCGCGTGGTGGCGAGGCGGGCGATAAAATGATTAAACGGTCACTACTTGCAACGTACGTCGTTTCTCCCAGTTCGCCTTGTGCATGGTGCTGCACGCCCTGCATTCACGGCTGGTCCCATTGGACTGCATGAATGTCGTATCGACGTTCAGTACATGCCCACGCTTACAGTGCGTTTTGAGATTGCACTTGCCACGGAGCGGGATCGCCCGCCATCGGCCAAGAATCTCTACGATCTTAGCCTGACGGCGAGGCGACATGAGCGAATACACCGTCATCATCCCGCCAACAGCACGTCTACCAGTCAGAAATAGTGCATGGTAACGTCGTCCGGGAATACTTCCCTTAACGCTATAAAATCGTCCACCGATGATGCCCTGGACTTTTAAGAGTGGCCATGGATCTTTCTGGGCGATCTGAATTCGGCATGTGCTTCTGTTCATATAGAAGCAGCCTTCTCCATCTAAGAATCCAGCCAGCCACTCAATGTTCCTAACCGTCACCATTACTTTAACTATCCTTCGTAAGTACTTGATTATCTGAAGGATTCTATGTTGTACACTTTATTCTCTTCGATTCTCGTGGCCCCTGCCGTCATGTACACATAGGATTCCCACGGCTCGCCTTTGAGCTGGAGATTCTTATAGGCGTTCGTGGTGATGTCGTTCCACATGCCAAGGTGCATGCCCGACTTCACCCACACCGGCACATTGACTTCGCTGGTGCCTGCGGCCACCGTCTCGATCAGCTCGCATTGTTTGAACATGATGCCCAAGAACCGATCGACCTTCCCATCTTTCAACACGGGTTTATCCCCGCCGTTGAACTGATTGCTGACAATCTGGACCTGTCTGAGTAGTTCGCTATGGTCCTTCGCGGTCAATCCGCAATAGACTTCCTCCCGATCGAAGTCGATGAAGTTCGCTTGCATCCTCTCCTTGACCTCCAAGAGCTTATCGACGTTCAAGCGGCTGTTCGCCCCGCCGATCGCCACATCGACTTCGTTTGCGGCGTTAAAGCTGGTGTTGGTGCCACCTTGCTTCCCGGTCAACGCCGTCCCCATGAACGCGATGATGATGAGCCGGTCGATCTTCCGCCCGGCGGCAAAGACCGCGCCCTGCACGAGTGTGGATTCGGGATCGGTGAGCAAGCGCAACTTGTCGAAACTGTCGATGGATTGCGTGAGGTCGAAATCGCTCGGCACCACCCAGCGCCGATCGACGTTCGCATCCGTGCGGGTCTTGGGTTCAAACCGACCCGTTACGTCCTGCATTTCCACGGACCCGACTTGATCGACCACGGACGATTTCTCACCCGTATAACGTCCTTCGGTCACACAGGACCGGAGCATGCTGCCCTTGATCTGCAAGAGCAACGTGATATTCGTACTGAAGCTGATGGTGTAATGATCGGGGACATTGATGCCAGGCATGAAGCACCTCTCTTTGTTCAACCAGGATGGTGAAGAAAAAGGGCTTCCCGTCTGGCACGAGACGGACCCGGTTAGGGAACCGAGTCTCGACCCTCGCGTGAGGGCTTCCGAGGACTACTGCACATGTCTGTACACGAACCGGACAGACTTGTCAACACCGACACACTACCAATCATTCTGTTTATCGAAGTCGCGCAAAAACACCATCTTGGCACGAAGCAACAATTTGGGAAGTTCCACCTCCATGATCTGCCCAAACTCAGTCAGAGTTTCATCAGCTACGAGTGTATGACCATAATGCTTCATCCACAGATCATCAAACTGGAGGAGCTCCGACAGGATTTGGTTTTTCCGTGAGGCTAAGTTGCTCATCATGTCGCGCTCCTACTCGCGCTGCCGCCTGCTGGCGTGGAATTCGGGTACGCCTGCTGAGACAACCGATTCATGGTATTGCGCGCGTCCATACGCTGCTGGGGATCGGGGCTCGAAAACAATTGCGCAAAGGTGCGGTCGTCCCGTAACCGCTCCAGTTCCGCCTTCGCCATCTCCGGCGTCATGTGCGTGGTCGTGCCTTTCCCGTCGATCCCCGGCACCGACCGATCTTCCGACCCCATCTTTTTCCCGATCTGATGCAAGAACTCCATGGCCTTCTTGGGCCCCGCCACTTGCTTCAAGGCATTCACGAGGTCCTGATCCATCCCGAATTCCTCAGCCGCTTTATCGACCAATTGGCTATTCGCGTCGTAATCGGCCCCCCACGCCTGCTTGAGCGCCGTCACCTCCGTCAGATTCCGCGTCTCCAGCGCCGCCTGCTGGCTCGTCTGTTGCGCCGCCACAAAGGTGTTCCACTGCTCGGCCACTTTCGTCGCTTGCGCTTGCGTGAGGTTCGCGTTGTGAAACCAGCCCTTCGCCACCGTGGCAAACTCGCCCTTATCCCCCTCCGGCACCGGCACGACATATTTGTCGGCGGTCTCCGGCATGCCGAGCCGTTGAAAGATCGGCTTCCAGGCGTCGGGTCCATCCTTCTCCGTCGGCATCTTGATGAGCCGGTCAGGGGGCACCCCGGTGAGTTTTTCGAGATTGCGATAGGACGTGAGGAGGTCGCCAGGATTCTTCCATTGCCGATCCCCGACGAGCACCAACCCCCCATCATCGACGCCCGCCGCCTTCCAATCGAATGTGCCGGAGCCGGTCATGGTGGGCGCGGTGGTTGCCGCTGCCGCTGCGGGCACGGTAGTCGCTACTGCTGGAGTGGTCGTGGTCCCTGTTGCTGGTTCGTCAGCCATACTTACTCCTTGGGTTCAGATTCGATGCTTTTATTCCCGTACAATTGCCAGAGTTGTTCTTCGTTCAATTCCAAATACCGTTCAATGCGGAGCCACACCTCTCGCCGCCCATCCAACCGATCCGACACGGTATGCTCCACATGAAAGGTAGACTCATGCGCCCGACAGAATTTCGCCAGATCGGCGAGGACGCGATCCGTCGCGGCGCCATGACCGAGGAACACCGTGCGATAGTCGTCGGCACGATGGCGGAGGAATTCGAGCGCCCGTTCAACAATCTCGTTCATCGCCCATCCTGCATCGCCACCGCATCCCAGGTGATGGTTGAGTCGTCGTCTTTCACCACACCCATTGCCACCGAACGACGCCCCGTCACGAGATTGACCCAGAGTCCGTTTGGATTGGACGACGAGACAAAGAGGCGCGGGTCGTCAGCAGCGCGCCGCAATGCGTCCATGTCGAACATGGTCTCGACGGGCACATCCTGGACACCAACGAATGCGTCCAATGCGTCAAGCACGATCTTCACCTTTATCAATTCTTCAAGCGTCATGCGGCCACCGGAGCGGTCGGTTTCGGCATCAAGGTTTTTAACACGTTTGAGGCCGCCGGGGCCGCCTCGATGAGTTGCCGGTCCTCCGCCTGCTGCGCGCGCTGCTCCCGCATCGCCTGAATCGCGGCTATCCGTTTCCGCCACCGCACCGGCACCGCTTGGGAATCACAGAGTTCTGGAATGATCGTGTCCCAGTCGAAATGATCGAGCGGGGTCGGATCTTGCGTCACCGCGACAATCTCCTTCGTCCAATCCACGACGCGCATGAGTCCGGAGGCTTCTTCGGCCCGTGCGAGACGAGAGAGCGGTGAATCGTACTGGATCGTATATGCCCCGCGCGCCTCCAGCAGGGCGGGCGGCATCGGACGGAGCAGACGCATTTCACGGAGCAGATCGACTTCGCGTTCAATCTGCGGCCCCAACGATTCCGATTGCTGCCGGCCCATGTGCGGCGTGAGCAACGCGCCTTTCTCCCGGCTTTCCTCAATCACCTGCGTCGCGGTTTTCTGGGGCGAGTCCACGAGAATGCGAAACATATTGACCAAGAAGAAATCGTTGATCGTGCGCTGCTCGGCCTCCATCGCGTCCTTGCCCGCTGCGAGATCACCGGTCGGGAGGGCATGCACGAGGAGTTTGCCTTCCGCCGTGACCGCACCGGAATTGAGCGAACCGGGCTTAAAGGAAAAGTGATCGGCGACTCCATCGTCATAGGTGAGCAAGATCGGGTCCACTCGGCGATGGCCCTGCTTCAATTGCGTCTTCTTCATTTCATTGAGCGATTTGAGCGCGGGCAAGGCCATCATGGCGGGACTCCGCCCATGCACTTCGCCCGGCGTCGTCACATACCGGCTGATCGCGTACGGAAAGGCATGATAGCCGTTCTCGCGCACCGTCACCTTTTTCGTCACGGACACATAGACCGAGGCAAACGGCATCCCTTTGATGTCGCGCCGCCCCGGATCATAGTCGGCGCGTGGGGAGGTCTTATGGATGAACCAATGCACGGTATTGTTCCGCCGTGGATCAGCCGCTTGCTGCTGAATCTCCTCCGGCAGCGCCTCGCCGAACTGCTGGACCGCTTGCCGCGCCGTGAGGGGAAAGCGACGAAAGGCTTTGTCAATGAGCCCTTGGTGATTGTCCTGAAAATAAATCTGGCCGGGATGAACGGCGCGATACCGAAACCCGACCTCCCGCGCACTCTTGAGGGCATCGGTAAAGATACAGCCGTCGCCGAACGCCCCCAGCATCGTGTAGTCTTCGCGTTTCTGGCTCGCATAATTCGCCTTGGGCGCGTAGCGCAACTTGAAGACCAGGGTCGTGAGGTCCTCGAACCACAGCCGCGTCTCCCGGTCCTTGAGCAACTGCGGATCGGACGGCACCAGCGTATGCCATTTCGAGCCATGCGGCGTCAGCATGGATTCATTGATCGAGGCGAACGTCATGAGCGCCAACGCCCCCGTCGCGTCCACCATCTCCTGGGTGTTCTGCACGCCCTGCGTGAGCGAGACGCGATTTTGTCCGACAAATTGATTGGCGTAGTTCGGGAGAATGCGGAGCGCGATCTGCTCGCGGATCTGATCGAGCTGGCTCCGCGCCGCCGCGAGCTGTTCCTGTTCCGCAAGAATCTCGACCGCCTGTTGATCGCTGTCCATCAGCGTCCTCCGAGTAACGACGGCGTGGTGGCCTCGCGGTCATCCCGTTGCCGGCTGGGATCGGTGAGGATCGTGGAGGCGCGTCCGGCCCGAAGTCGTCGCACCGCTTCATCGTTGGCAGCCTGGCGGACCACCTCGTCGGTGATCGAGGGGGCCGCGATTGGCGTCTGTGGGGTCAGTGACGGCGTGCCAAAGATGCCAGCCATTAGTCGGTGCCTCCGATCGGCACCCGGCGTTTGCCAGGACCGAGCCGTGCCGCCGACTCGGCTGCGCGCTGTACGGCGGCATGGGCCTCGACCTGTACGTCCTTCTGATTCATACCCGCCGCCGCCTTCGTCACCGTCTTCGCCTTCGGCATGTCAATAGCCTCCCAGCGCCGCACTGTCCGTCAAGGATTCCGACACACGACGCTTGCCCGCGCCTAACCGTTGCGCCGATTCACGCGCCCGCCGGATCGCCTCCTGTTCTTCTTGCGCCGTGCGAGGACGCAGCATCTCCGACTTGGCGGCCCGCGCCTGCGCGGCATCGCTAGACGCGCCCTCCGCTTCCTTCGCCAGTCTGGCGCGCTCCGTCGCCTCTTCGGTATCGGTTTCACTCTTCGCCATCCCGAACGCATGGCTCTCTAAGACATTTTGTCCGTAGGCCTTCGCCCCGGCCCCGCCCCCGAACACGCCTGACCCAAAGACCTTATCGCGTCCCGGATTCACCGTCCCCAGCGTCAAGGCCCCAATCGAGGAGTTCGTGACCCCGGACACCCATTTGCTAATTGGTCCGGCCATACAGTCCTCCCTTGTGTGTGCTGCGCCTGAGTGTAATCGCACGCTCGTTGATCGTCAAGCCCGCGTCGCCTCGAAGATCGGATAGTCGAGATCGCGCGCCACGCGAATCCGGCGCGGGTGGGCTTTCGCGGCCCAGAGATCCTTGCGCGCGACCTTACAGTAAAAGGTGAGCGCCAGCGCATCGCCGTCGTCCGGGGAGCGATAGCCCAACCCCCGCATCTCGTCCTTGCTTTGCAAGATCGTTTTATCCCCCGCCTTGCCCCACGCATAACATTCCGGGGCCGTGAGATCGCCGAACAAACGCGGATCGGTATCAATCCCGCCGCCGCCCAGCCAATCCCGCATCGCCGCCCACATCTCCGTGCGCTTGAACGCCCATTCCGGCGAGGACGACTCGGTGCCGAACCAGACTTCATTCACCTTGTAGCCGAGCTCCCGCACCCGGTCGATGACGCCGGTCCCGCTCCCGGCATCGACATTCACCGCATCCGGGTTGTAGTGGCTGATGACTTTCGCCAGTTCGTTCGCAATGTGCATGTTATCGCGCTCACTGTAGCGGATGACGGGAATCGACCGGGCATCGCGGCCCCGGCGAAACCGGAAGACCGTCGAATCGCCTCCCTTTCGGGCCACATCCACGCCCAGAATCAACGGCGCGCCGTCATCGGGGATGATGACGCGCTGCTGGGCCTGCCGGACGAGTTCACTCCCGATGAATTGATTGTCCCCTTGCCGAGGAAACTGCCCCAGGATTTCGACGCGCACCACATCCGAGTCGATCCCATGCTCGGCAATCGCCTTCTCGATCAACGCCTGATCCATCCCTTCGACGGTGCGCACATCGAGATGCCGCAACCGCCAATCGGTCTCGACCGCGTGAAAACAATCGTAGAAGCCGCCGCTATTGCGGCGCGCATTGGAATGGACCAGCCAATAGCGATCGAGTGAGGGTTCGGTAAAAAAGAATTTGGAGACATGAAAGATCGAGCTGGGAATCCCGGAGGCTTCATCGAACAACAAGAGAACCCCTAGGGGATTATGCACCCCGGCGAAGGCGTCGGGATTCTCCTCCGACCACAACTGCCCCTGGACGTAGTAGTAGCCGGTATCGATCTTGAGTTGCTCCTTCACGAGTTTCGCAAACCACGGCGCGGGCCGAATCGCCAGCACCGACGGCTCGAACCAATGGCTATTAATGAGGAGGTTCGTCCACTTCGACAATTCCGCAAACGTGCGCGACTTCAACTGCATTTCGGTATTCGCCGTGATAATCGTCGTGGACCCGATCCGCGTCGTCGGCATCCAATTCGCGAGCCACGACATTTTCGCCGTCTTGCCCGGCCCGCGACCCGACGCCGTGGCTTCCTTCCACATCACCGGCGTCTGCTCCTGCGCGATCCGGTGCTGATTCTCTAAGATATGATCTGAGAGCGCATTCAGATCCTCCCGATGCCACCGCTTCGGCCCCTCGAAGTGCTCCAAACTCGTCCCGGCCTGCCCCCAGGGATAGGCGGCCATCACGAAATTATAGAGATTATCTTTGATCGCCGGCGTATGCAGGAGCGTGATGAGGGCCTCTTCATCCTTCGGCGTACCTTTGGGTGGCATGCGGACTCCTAGTGTGTGGCTTAGGCGGGGCACCGCTTGTGGACCGATAGGGGGTGGGGCTCAGATTCACACCCATCTCTCCCGTTCGGGATGGCCGTTATCCAGCGAGGGCTCACCTCGTCCGAGTCCAGCGGCCACCAGTGCGCTGGGCTTCCACCAGCGTCCCCTTCCTGTTCGCTGTCATCATCCGTCGATTCTAGCGGATGACAGCCGGTCTATTGACGGTCGGGCGACCAGCGACCCCTGCTTAGTGCGTCGTCTCCTCCGTCAGCAGCCCCAGCTCCCGCGCCTGCTCCGTATTGCGCGTGACCTCTGGCCAGACCGTGACCAGCCCGTATTTCATCCCAAAGAACCGCATCGCCGCCGCGCAGCCGTTCAGCACGCTCTCCCACGCACTATCGAGCCGGCAGGTAAACCGATAGTTGCCCGACTCCATCGTCATCTCCCAGCACCACGGCCAGACCGTGAGCGGCACGATCGTCCACTTCGACAGTGCGATCGTCCCCGTCAACACGTCTGTGCTTTGGCGCGGCTGCCCCGTCGCCCGCGCCTCAAACTCCTTACTCGCCACACTGATCGCCGACATAATATGCCCTAAGTTATTATCGGTCGTGATCTCGATGCGTCCCCACTCCACCGCCTCAATCGTGAGGACATAGTGCCTTCGTCCATGGCGGAGCCGCAGGTCACGGAGGACGATCGGTCGCATCAGCGTGCCTCGACTCGGTGGTACACGGCGAGCATGATTCGATCGATCCGTCGTCCACACGCCCGCTGTAGGTCTTCCATGGATCGATTCGCGTCCCGATCCTGTCGCCACCGATCACAATTCACGAGGTCGTCCTCGTCGCTTTTGATTGTGAACATCACGCGGCTCACCCTAGATCCCTTTCACACACATTCTACACACATTCTACGAGCAGGCCTCAGCGAGGGAGAGACGCTACTTGCGCTCGTTCTTGAGTGCCACGATCCGCCGCCGCACACGATTGAGCCAGCGGTGTGCCAGCAGCATTCGGAGCATCGCCCGTGGCCTGCCATAATACTCCTGTCCCACTCTCAACGGTCTCACACTCGTAGACATCGGCACTCCTTTCGTGGGATGAAAAAACTACTCAGCCCTTTCACAAAAAATACACCTCAGAACGGCTGTCGAGATAGAAGAGAGGTACCGCGAGATGGTGAGCGGCGGACACACTTTGGGGGTCCCCCGGCCCCCACCCCCCCCTTGTCTTCTCCTCTCTCAGCCCACATCTCATCTCAACATCTCACTCACCCACCATGCAAGCAGTCCGTTGTGTCATTGGTGTCACGCTTGCGCTGTTACGTCTGATAAGGACCATTATGTCAACCAGAGAGATGGCTCTCCATGCGGGTTTGCGCTGCTTGGTACGTAGTTAACCTTATACAATCGCCTCTGCTTGCGCTGGTGCTTCCACAAGTTGTGTCAATACAGCCTCGGCCTCCGGTGAAACCTGGATCACTTTACGTCGCGCCAGATCCAATGCGCCTCGCAGATCCGCCGTGAAGAGTTCGACTCGCTCGATGAGGAGGCCTGATAATTTCGCTCGCAACTCCGTCGCCTTCACGGCGGCATTGGCGTTTTTCGTTGAGATGGCAAACGCATGATCTGCGAGAGCTTCTTCCATCGCCGTGGCAATATCATAGACCACAATGGCGCGCGACTCCGCCCTAATTGACGATAAATACTGTTGCGCTAACGAATTCCGCATGAGCGTATAGACACGGCTGAGTGACCAATGGAAACGCTTAGCGACTTCACGCTGCGAGAGACCGGTGGCTAATAGATCAAGGAATTCAGTTTGTGGCGCGGTGAGTTGGACTTTCCGTGGTTTCCGTGGTAGGCCGGATTGCGTGTACTTGCGTTTCTTATGGACGAACGCGCGAGCTTGCTCGTCGGTGAGGAACTGCATTGATTCTGTAGGCATAGGTTCTGCTGTATACCTCTATGAGTGAGGTTGTCAAGTGAGGCGTCTCTATCTGGGTCAGCCGTGTGGCCAGTCGTGCGCTTCACGCACTGGACGCGCCTACGCTTTCAGCTTCGGCTTCACTAAGGTAGAGTACAAACGCTTTTTTTCTCCTCTTGTCAAGCACCTTGCCATATTTATTTTCGCTTCTCTTCTTGCGGGGTTACGAGGCGTTTGGGAGATCGGCGCTTGACATAGCCGAAAAACCCTCTCCGTACTACTACCCTGATACTGTAGGACAGTGTAGGACAATCTAGGACACTGGCTGACAGGCTCATTGATGACGGTCCTGTTGTACAATTCTGTACACGCCTCGGCCACACCTGCGACGTTTATCGCACCCACAAATTGTCACACCCCCCGATTGGCGTAGGGTTCGACCTGGTACGCTATCTGCATGTACGGCGTGTAGGACAATTCACTATCACCCAGGAGGACGCCATTATGAGCCCACACGATACCATCCTCAACCGAGTCAAAAAACTCCTGGCCCTCACGGAAGCGCGAGGGGCCACACCCGAAGAGGCAGCCAGCGCTGGAGCTAAAGCACAAGCGTTACTCTTTGAGCATAATTTGACGATAAGCCAGGTGGACACGCACGAACTCGACACGCCGGCAGAATCGATTGAACAGATCGATCTGACAATGGATGCCAACGCTCGCACACTCACATGGAAGCGGACGCTGTTATACACCGTAGCCAGATATAATTTCTGCACGGGCATTTATACGCCTGGCACCACGATTATGCACGTTATTGGCAAACGGTCGAATGTGCTGGTCGTCGAATATATGGTCGAGACGATTGGCGCGGAGATCGATCGATTAGCCAAGTTGGCGGGCAAGACGGTTTTGTCGAACCGCGCGGCCTTTGTCGCCTCATTCTGCCGAGGCGCAGTCGCCACGATCAACGAACGGCTCAAAGCGCAAGCACAGGTCAATGAAACCGCGAGCGCAGCATGTACGGCGTTGGTCGTACAATCCAAGGGTGCCCTGGCGGCAGCGGTCAAAGGCTTCTATCCGCGATTGAGTTATAGTAGACGCTCGTCGAGAATTGGCAGTTACAACGGATTCAACGCGGGCCGATCTGCCGGGCATGACATCGGGTTATCACGCGGGATCGCTGGCGGCAGTCAACGCAGTATAGCGTAACCTCCATCCCCCCACCCAGGGAGAAAGCAGGAGACCGTGAGCACCACAGAGAAAATAGTGGCGTATGTCGAAGGACGGGCCATTCCCAAACCAACCGAATGTTTTGCGGTTCGAGGCAAAATGATGATTGATCTCGTCCATCCACTGACCGGGAAGACCGCCATCTACGGCAAGACCCTGGAGGACTGTCAAGCCGACCCGGACTATGCCGGGGCTGAACGCATGACGATCGAGGAGTTTTGCCAGAGCAAAGCCGCGACACAAGACACGCCGATTAGCTGGGAGCCGGTGACGGAGGAGCGGTATTGGGACATGCTCGAAGTCCTACCCCCAGCCGCTATGGGTCACGGCGGCTTTCTCGTCGGCGAGCCGTGGGACCATCACGCGCTGACTGGGCGGCCACGTTATGCCGCATATCGGTGTCGAGGCGACGTGTACGAGACCGCCTCACGACCCATGACGATTAAAGAATTTAGAGAACTGTAAGGCGCACGGCCCGGTCTGGCAAGGACCGGGCCGTACATATTCACCATCCAACCTGGAAGGGGGTCGGACCATGAACGAGTCACTTATAGCACGGAGACAGCAAGCCAGTACACGGCCCATTGAGGAGATTGACCCGGAACTTGTGAGCGGGCTACGATTAGCCGAAGTGGAGTTACACAAACACAGCGAGGATCTCAGGAGCGAATGGGATCAGCCGTTGCGCGTAAACGAACAGGGCTTCATCGTGCAAGGCGTCGCCTGGATTCCACCATTTGAGTATGATTTCTGGAGCTGGCGCCGCAAGAAACCGAAGCCGGTCAAATGTACCTGTACGGAGTGCGGGCACAAGCACAACCTGAAGGGATGGTAATCACATGACACCACGCATCAACTACTACAAAATTGACCGCATCGTCTCCAGGCCGCAACCAACTGGCCGAGATTGGGACTGGCTGTGCGTGCTCGCCTACCTCAGTGTGATGGTCGTGCTCTCGGTCACGTTTTGTCTCTGGGTGCTGCAATGAGCCAGCCAAGCCCCTATTCCTCTAGTGACACGGTGCCGACGGATCTGGAGGAGGCGCGGGGGATGCTGGCTGGCACCACGCGGATGCTGCCGGAGCTGCGCCACTTGGAGGCGCTGGAGGAGCATTATGAAGCGCAATTGATTCGGATTTCCATCGTACTGGATCAGACGAAGAAAGGAGTGTTACATGGCACTCTATGAACCGATCTCCGTCGCCTTTCTCCTCATCACCGTGCTGATTCTGGCTGTGAGCGGTGAGCTGGCCGAGGTGTTCTTGACGCACCATGAGCGCGACTGCTACGCCGCGAACGCACGGCTGTTAGAGGAACAGCGGGAAGGACCATTGAATCGGTGCCACTAATCCAGAGAAAATACCTCTTGACAGGTCCCTGAGAAGGGACTATACGATGCCACTAGACGAGAGATACGATCGAGGCGTATCATCATTGTCGCTGATGTTCCGAGGGGGAACCCTCATGCGGCCCAATGGATGTTGCCTCGATCAACATTCGGCGGGCCGCGTCTATTT